AACAGGTCCAACAGGCTCTACGGGAGCCGCCTCTACGGTCACAGGCCCCACAGGCTCTACGGGAGCAACAGGTCCAACAGGTTCTACGGGAGCAACAGGCCCCACAGGCTCTACGGGAGCCGCCTCTACGGTCACAGGCCCCACAGGCCCCACAGGTTCTACGGGAGCAACAGGTACGGCTGTGCTGGGCGGGTCCGCCGGTCAGGTGCTTTATCAGTCGGCGCTAAACACAACCTCGTTTGTTCCAACCGGACCAACTGGATCGGTCTTCACGGCAAGCGGAACAAATGCTCCGACATGGACAGCACAGGCGTCTCTTTCTGTTGGATCTGCAACAACGGCAACAACTTCTACTAACATAGCCGCTGGTCTTATTGGTCAAATCCCCTATCAGTCTGCCGCTGGCACAACAACATACCTCCCAACTGGTCCAACCGGCTCGGTGTTTACGGCTAACGGAGCAGCGGCTCCAACGTGGACAAACCTAGACCCAACTCTAACAGCCTTGCTACTTATGGGTGCGTAATATGGTTGTAAAAATTATCAGTTATGCTAAAATAACACAAAAGGATTACCATGGCTAACGTATATCGCTGCATTTCTCAAACTTATCTGGCAAACGCTACCGCCGTTGACATTTATACAGTTCCTGCAAGCACCTCTGCTCTCGTGTCCACCATTTTTGTGTGCAATCAAACGTCCGGCAATTTAACCTTTTCGATTGCACTACGGTCGGGTACGGCTGCCAACGCGGGCAGCACCGCTACACTCGGCTCCTCGGCCTCCATCTCTACATCGGCGTATCTATTTTTTGGAAATACTGTCTACGCCAACAGTTCTGTGGTTCTAACCGCTGGTGTTACCGCGACCGCTGCTGAGGTTATTACTGCGTCTGCGTCTGCTGCCGGACTGTCCATTGTCTTGTGTGGAACACTAATCACATAGGATCAATGTGTCATGACCGTATCTACACCTACAGGCCAAAGCGCAGGGCACACGATTCCTATTGGATCTATTATCGCTTGGCACAACGCTACTGCTCCAAGCGGTTGGTTGTTGTGCAACAATCAGCAGGTTGCTATTGCCACTTATCCCGAACTTTATAATATTTTAACCACAAACGCTACGACCTTCCCTTACGGCGCTAATACAAACGGTTCTGGTGCGGCGGGAGCAACACACTTTTTGCTTCCAAACTTGGCGGCGGGATACTTCACCGTTAGTCCATCGCTAGTAAGCCCGACTAACGCTGGCCGAAACGCTAATGTCGGCACCACTGCTGGTGCGGCGCACACTCATACGTGGACCACAAATCTTGGCGTCAGTGCTTCTGGAAGCAGTTCGGAAAGCCACACAGCAACCATGAGCACCGACTCACCAGCGTACGGTGGCGTTCATTCATTAAACGTGAGCCTGCCCCAATCTGCTGGAGCCACCAACGCTGGGGCCAACGGCAATCTGAACACTGCGTATGGTGCGCACAACCACGCTACCAACAGTGCGAGTGGAAGCACCGACGGTCACGCTGGTCATGGTCACGGCGTTAACAGCGTGACCTCTTCTAGCGTATCCCACTCGCATAATTATAACGCCTCTGGAGGCCCCTATACTCCTACGGCTACCACAAATTTCCCGCCGTATCTTACGATGGTTCATGTTATCCTCGCTAAAGTGCAAGAAAGGACTCTAGCATGAGTTTGGGATACTCTTCTCCGGGGCTACCAGCACATCTCTTACCCGTCGGCTCGGTAATCTCGTGGGCCGGAGACGAAGCAGTAGTACCAGCCGGATGGTTGATATGTGACGGTACGCCGAGGAGCCGTACTATTTACAGAAAACTCTTTGCCACGATCAGCACCACCTACGGCGTGGGTGATGGCACTGCCACTTTTGACCTGCCAAGCCTTAATCTAAAATATGCCTATGGTGGAAGCGCGACGGGAGCAACCGGAGGGGCAGATACGCACGATCATCCCTTCACCACCAATGTTTCGATTACCAACATCGCTAGCGGTGATCACAATCACAATTGGAACTCTTCAAGTCTCAACAACTCGGGTGCTCTTAGTCATGCTCACAACGGAGTAGTTAGTTTCGCAAGCGGTAACGCCAACTTCATGGCAAAGTCCGTTGGCAACGGCGTCGGCGTACAAGGCGCTGCTCACACACACGCAAGCACGGCCATTGGTACGGGCGTAACTGGAACCTATGATCATGGTCACAGTCAAAACGCTCAAGCCCACGGAACTAACTCTGGCAATCACGAGACGGGTCACCTTACCTCCGGATCGACCTTTGTCGCCCAAGCGACTCACTCTGCCGCTGCTAGCAGTCAGGTTGCCCTTTCGACGGAGCAGTCGGCTTATCAAGTGCGAGCGATCATCAAAGCAGTATGAGTCAGAATTTTCACATTCCACCCGGCACTATGATGCTTTGGGGCGGAGGGGCTGGGCAGTATGCCGCCTCGGCAAACGGTGCGATTGCAGCCCCCGGCTGGCTCTACTGCGACGGGCAGACCGTGCCTCAGGCAATGTACAGAGCGCTCTTTGCTGCCATTGGCACCAGATATAATACGACCGGCGAAGGGGTGGGTACGTTTCGGCTCCCCGGAATTTCGGACTATATGATCAAACATGTTGCCGCCAAGACCAACGCGGAACACGTCAGCAGATCTGCGTTTCACGCTCATAATATCAGTACAGTACCCGGGGTCAACGCCCTAGCAAGTACGTCTCACAATCACAATGCCACGGCCTCTACTACCAGTGACGGAGGCAGTCACGGTCACGCATTCAACGTGGGGACTTCCGCAAACGACACCGGTAACGTTTTACGGGCCTCCGGAAGCACGAATACTCACATTCAGGGACATAATCACGGAATGACCGGGGCTGTCGGTGCGGCTGGACCTCACAATCACAATATAAGCGGAGGCACCTCCACTCCCAATCACAACCACAATGCGCCCACGATTACTTATCTCAGCAGCGGGGCAGGGGGAGGAACAACTTCCCATCCTACAATTGCAATTTGGCACATCATCAAAATTTAAAAAATGTTCAGAAAGGCATTTCATGACTCCCAAAAACCAACAACTACTAATGATAATGAGTTGGGCGCGATCTTTTCACGCACTCTTGCTAGAAGATTGCGAAAGCATTGCCAACGAGGTGCTAAACGAATTCGGTGGAAACTTAGATGACAACGCAAGCCCAGCGGCGGTTATGAGTTCTTTTGACCGAATTTACTTTACGCGATGTTCAAATGAGCCAATGCTGACTGGGGATTCCACCACACCGGCTTGGGAAGACTATGGTTTGGTTCGCCCACCCGAACTTCAGACGCCAAGACAGGGCTATATCAGCGATAATACCACAATTGATGCATACGCTATTGCACACGCGCAACTAACCGCTGACCCAGACTTTATCTTTAATTACGGAACAACGCCAGACGGTACTGGCGTGCGGCCCGACACTGGAGAACTGGTTTTGAACAGCGGTGGGGTTGTTCCCGTTCTTTCGCCAGAACAACGCGCAGTAGTCTGGCCTCTCATCTTTAGCAATCCGGTTGGTTACGATCAGGAAAAAATTGACGAGTTGATAGGCAATATTCCCGAAGAGTTTATTCCTGAGACCCACGTCGAAAAGCAGGCAATATTCCTCTATAAAAACGTAACACAAGAAGCAGAAAAAATTGAGGCTTCTATTAGGCTGGAATACGACAACAACCCCACTCACTCGCACTAACAGCATTTAAATGAAAATTGTTGTGTACGCAGTATCAAGAAATAGCGACCAGATTTTGTGGCGCTGGTGGGACACGATTAAAAATGCAGACGAGATCGTGTTGATTGATGTTGGATCTACTGACGACACCGTGAAGATCGCTCGCGAGTTGCATATAACCGTTCACGAAATTCGGGTTGATCCGTGGCGACCCGATGATGCTTTCAACACAGCGTTGGCCCTACTTCCATTTGACGCTGATGTATGCGTGAAATTAAACATAGACGACACCGTCGATTGTGGCTGGCGCGAGGCGATTGAAGACCAATGGGGAGACGCCAACTGTGGTCGCTATCTTTATTCGTCTGAGCATGATGAGAACGATCAGCCACGGGTTTCTTTCTGGTGCAGCAGCATTCACGCACGTCACGGTTTTCGCTGGAAAAATCCTATAAGCGAAACACTAGAATCAAATCGAACAACCGAAATATCGCGCGATATTCAAAACATGTGTGTGCATCACCGACCCCTTCTTGTAGTGGAAGAGCCACTGCAGCCGACGGAGGGCGAACTCCTTGATTTTCTTGCTGTCTCAACACAAAACGATGAGCAAGATGCGCGTAGCGCCTATGACTACGCTTGCGGGTTTGCAGATAGTGGACGCAGTGAAGAGGCCGCAGCAGAGTTCAAACGCCAACTAACGCTCCCGTCGGACTGGGGGTTACTGAGGGCGGCGGCCTGCTCTGGTCTCGCCAGAGTAGAGCCTCAAAACGCCGAACTATGGCTCCTGCAAGCGTGTGAAGAGGCCAAGAGAGAACGTGAACCGCTGATTGATCTGGCTCAATTCTATCACGATGTTGAACAGTGGGAAAAGTGTTTTATCACTTCTATGCGTGCGCTCCGCATCAACACAAAAAACCTTTCCGAACTAAACCAATTTTCGGCGTGGTCGTCACAACCGCACGATCTGGCGGCTTTGTCCGCTTACCACTTAGGAAATATGAAGGTTGCAATTGCGCAAGGAAGAATGGCCTTGTCTTTTGATCCCGACGATCAGCGGTTGCGCAAGAACCTAGAATGGTATTTGATTACACCGGAAACCCGCACAACAAAATTGCTGGTATAATACCGCCATGTCTAAAATTAAATTCTCTCCAGCAACCCCAGAGATTGAGGGAGTGTTTGACCCTCCCTTGCCTGCCTCGCAATTTCTGCCCGAATGGTACAAGCGCCAACCGGGGTACACAGACGAAACCAAGCAGGTGATGCAGGACGGAAACTACAACCATACAGTCAAGCATTGCATGCCCGCATTAGACGCCATGACCGCTGGCTACATTATTCCCTTGCCGCAAGACGTTGAGGCTGAAGATAACGAGGAGGGCAACGTGTCTATACGCTGGCCCTCCGATGTTTTTACTCAGTTTTCTACCCACAGCACAGGGCAGGTCAGCGAACTGCCTATCGACTCTAAAATCTGGGACCCAGTTGCATGGAAATTCCACAACCCGTGGGTAATCGCGACACCTCCGGGCTACTCGTGTCTCTTCCTTTCTCCTCTATGGCATGAAGATCTTCCCTTCAAATGTTTTCCCGGAGTAGTTGACACTGACACATACAATATCCAGCCTGTTAATTTTCCCTTCCTTCTTCGCAAGGGCTTTAGAGGAAAAATTGAGATGGGAACTCCCATGATTCAGGTGATTCCTTTTAAGCGGGAAAATTGGAAATCAAAAATCAAAGAAGAGTCAACTTTTGATCCAAAGCAATGGGAGAGGTCTAAAAGACGATTCGGTCATAGATATAAGAATGATTACCGCCAGAGAAAAGACTACAAGTAGTGTTTGGCTTAGACGAGTATCTGGCATCGTACGGGAATGGATGGACTTTTGTTTTGATAGTGGGAGCACTTCTGGGTCTTCGTCATGCAACAGACCCGGATCATCTCTCTGCGCTCCTCACGCTTAGGCTAAACAAAAAGCAGCGCGCGCCACATTACATTGGTTTTTCTTGGGGGGTTGGTCACGCCGCATCCATGATCCTAGTCGGCGTTCCGCTGATTTATTTCTTTGGGGCATTGCCAGAAGTGTTTCAGCAGACGCTTGAGTTTGCGGTCGGCATTTTGATATCTGTCCTAGCACTCCGCGTGATGTTCAGACTGGCGTTTCTGAAGAAAGACAACCATGCTCATACACACCACAACGGACCAGAACACGCCCACCCCCACACTCACAGCAGTCCCGGTCATGCTCACCGAACAAATAGAACCGCTCTTGCTATAGGAGTTCTTCACGGAACCGGTGGTAGCGCAGGAGCCGTAGCCTTGATCTTAAGCAGAATGCAAAGCCATTTAATGGCGTCAATTGCTCTTGTGGTTCTTGCCGTTTTCACGGCTATCTCAATGGCGTTTTGTTCATGGTTGCTATGTCGCGGAATGGACGCAACAGAACAAAAGATTGATATGAAACGGATCGCTCTTATCGGATCCGTAGGTGCTTTCATCTTTGGCCTGTGGTATGCAGCGGCTGCTTTTGAAATTTTATATTAACCATTTTAAGGAAAATTATGAAAGTTGCTGTTTACAATATATCTAAAAACGAAGAACAATTCATCAAAAGATGGTCGGAATCCGCAAAAGACGCCGATCTAATTCTGCTTGCTGACACCGGTTCTACTGACAACACTGTCGCTCTTGCAAAAGAATGTGGTGTTGAGGTGATTAAGTTTAAAATTGAACCGTGGCGTTTCGATGTTGCCCGCAATGCATCCCTTGATGCCGTACCTGAAAATTTCGATTACTGCATAGCCTTAGACGTAGACGAGATTCTTCTTCCCGGATGGAGAGAGGGCCTTGAGAAGGCTCATGCTGCTGGCATTACGCGACCTCGCTACAAATATGTCTGGTCTTGGAACGCTGACGGATCGGAAGGCTTGACCTACGGCGGTGACAAGATACATGCCCGCAAGGATTATCGCTGGAAACATCCCGTCCACGAAGTCATCGGCTCAACGACAGGACGTGAAACTCAAAGTTGGTATGAAGAAATTGAGATTCATCACCATCCGGATGACACCAAATCTCGCGGACAATATTTTCCCCTTCTTGAGTTGTCTGTGCAGGAAGATCCAGAGGATGATCGCAATGCCTATTACTATGCTCGTGAACTCTACTTTCATCGGCACGATGACGACAATCATCAGAAGGCAATCAATGAATTCAAGCGCCATCTGTCTTTGCCCCGCGCCCAATGGCGTCCAGAACGCGCTAGAGGAATGCGGTACCTAGCCGAACTAGAATTGCACGAAAGAGAAACGTGGCTCTTGAGAGCGTGTGCAGAGGCCCCTGACAGGCGCGAGGGATGGGTTGAACTCTCGCTCTACTATCACGACCAGTCACGTTGGGAGGCTTGCCTAGCGGCTTCTAAGAGGGCGCTAGAGATCGCAGAGAAACCTTTAGAGTATCTTTGTGAAGAACCGGCGTGGGGATCTTTGCCTCATGATCTGGCTTCGGTTTCCTCGTTTCATCTTGGTCTGTACAAATCAGCCATCAAGCACGGTCAAGACGCCATCACTTTTGAACCAAAAAATGAAAGGCTGTTAGGAAATTTAGAGACGTATCTAAAGGTCGTTGGTTAGTTGACTCGTGTAATTGTCTGGTCTCCACCGTATACTCATCAAAGTGGTGGGATCCGCGCACTGTATCTTCTCTGCGACTTGCTACGAGAACGCAATATTGATGCGAATATACAAACTTTTCTAGGGGAGTATGTTGAAAACCCTTATAATGCGCCAAAATTGTTAAAGAATTCAGACGAAGACATACATGTTTATCCAGAAATTATTGTTAATAACCCAGCAGGTAGTGATAGATTTGTTCGATGGCTTTTGAATCGTGCCGATCTTGACGGAGAATGCTGGGCATGGATTCATGGCCTTGGCGACCACCCTATCCTTCATGTCCCCATTGTGGAGTCAGAAATATTCAAACCAATGAATCTTGAAAGAAAAGGTATTGCTTATTGGGTTGGAAAAGGATATGAAGATTTGTACAAAATCCCTTACAACGCTTTTAGAATATCTCCTGATAAATCATACACACGAGAAGAACTTGCCATTCTTCTTGGAAGCATTGAATATCTAATATCATTTGATCCTTTTTCTGCTTTGAACTTAGAGGCTGCTATGTGTGGAACGCCAGTGCGTGTTCATACAACTGCTGAATGGAAGCCAAAAGATTTGGAAAATTCATTTTTTGGCAGATTTGGAATTGCGTATTCTGATGACGAAATGGAAAAGGCTATTTGGGAATCTAAAAATGGATTGGCTCACATGAAATATGCGCAATCAAAAATTCTTATGTACGGTACCGTAGATAATTTTGCGAATCGTCTACTTTTGTGGTAGGGTTTACATATAGCCCGGGTGGTGGAATTGGCAGACACAGCGGATTCAAGATCCGCCGCCGCAAGGTTTGAGGGTTCGAATCCCTCTTCGGGCATATTCTAGGCCGTTTGCTGACCGTAATTGGTGAACTGTCGCTACCAGATTGCCTCGGCATGAAGGAGAACGACCAACAAGAAAGGTAATCTCATGGCAGATTACGTTAGAATTCGCCGAATGGGCCGTCAGCCCTTGCGTCTCGGCAACACAAACATCAGCAACGCTGATGGTGGTACGGTTGTCAACATCGCTGATCCAAAAATTCAGCGTGACATCCGCAATGTTTCAGCAGGTCGCTGGGTAACCGTTGACGTGAACGTCACAGGTCCTACTGGTCCTACTGGTCCTACAGGTCCTACTGGTCCTACTGGTCCTACAGGTCCTACTGGTCCTACTGGTGCCACTGGTGCCACAGGTCCTACAGGCCCATAATCTCGAAACACTGGGGCGGCAGACTTTGGTCTGTCGCCCTTTTGTTTTGATATGATCAAAACATGAGCGTATTAAACAATGCAAGGTGGCCCAATGGATTGGAAAAATCTCCAATTGAAGACAGACGAAACGTCATCAATCACTACAAATACTGGGAGCATGAGGCAATTGTCGCAGACCTTGATACCCGCCGGACTGAATTGGTCGTGGTATGTGAGAACTTCGCTTATGACTTCAACATTGCTACCGTTGTCAGGAACTCAAACGCTTTCCTCTCCAAATGCGTCTGGATTGTTGGACGAAAACGCTATGACAGGCGCGGCACCTGCGGAACCCACAAATACGAACACATCCACCATGCCAAATCTATTGATGAAGTCATCTCAAATTACAGAGGCCACAGAATTATCGCAATCGATAATGTTGAGTCGGCTTCCCCGGTCAATGAATACCGCTGGCAAGAAAAATCGCTCGTAATTTTTGGTCAAGAATCCATCGGGATTTCAAATATCGCTCTCGCGCGCGCTGCCGATGTAGTCTATATCCCCCAGATCGGTTCTACTCGTTCATTGAACGTAGGAACCGCCAGCGGGATTGCAATGTACGATTACGCAGTAAAAACTGCTGCAATATCATAGCCCGTGAGAGGATCGAACTCTCTTCGCCACCGTGAAAGGGTGGAGTCCTACCAATAGACGAACGGGCCGTGAGGTGGGAGCACTAGGATTCGAACCTAGAATCGTCTGATTAAAAGTCAGATGCCTTAACCATTTGGCCATACTCCCGTAGGGCGTTTATTTCGTTCTATGCACCTCAGCATGGTGCGTTATGCACAACCATATCACATCGTACGGCTTCTTGTAATCCTCGTGGTGCCCATGAACGCCTTCCGTCGCACCGCAGACCTCACACGATTGACGTTCAATTGTTCCTCTTCTTACGGCCTGCTGCAATTTCTTCCTTGCAAGAATTCGTTCGCGGTGTTCTGGCTTCTTCCGGCGCTCTCTGTCCCATTCGGTTGTCTTTTCTGTAACGCCGGGACGTTCGCGATACTCTTTACTGTATTCCCGATTGTAATCTCTGACCTCTTCCCTGTTGTCGTCTTTCCAATTTTGAGAAACGGCATTAATCCGTTCTTTATTATCAATATAATATTTTTTAAGATGGTTCGGATTATTTTCACGCCAAAGTTTGGCCTTAATGCGGTTTTTGCAACGTTTGCATTCATTGCATTTGCAACCAACTGGGGTATCAAAAGAGGTCATTTTGTCTCCTAGTGGGCAACCAAGGAATCGAACCTTGCCTACAAGCATATAAGACTCGCGTGGTCAACCAGTACCGTCGCCCATTGTCGGATCATAGCATATCAGGATCCAAACAAGATGAATTCAAGATCCTTCTTAGACATGCGAGCACCGCCCGAGATTTCGGATACGCTACCCTTCAAAACCTCTTCATGGTAGCCCTCTTTGAGAGAGATTTTGCTTTTCTTTCTTTCCTCAACGGTGTCCGCAACCATTAGTGTGTAATATCTAACATGGGAATGTTCAGATGTAATCCTATGCGCTCTGTTTTGACGCTGAATCAGCGTAGACCATTTCCATGGCAAATCATAATGAACGACTATATCTGCCACCTCAAGATTGATAGAATCTGAACCCGCATCACTGGATACAAAAATTCGGCAATGTGGATCATTTTTAAAACGGTCTTCAGCCTCTTGTTTTTGAGCCATCGACAAAGCCCCATGATAAACAACGTGATCATACCCCCATCCCTTTAGTGCTTTGTGAAGAATGGGAATCAAAGAAGCGTTCATGGCCGTAAACAAGATTACCTTCTGACTCTTGTCTAAACCCTCCAAAAGATCCCGTAAAGTCTCCAGTTTGGAGGCTTCGGCTTTCCTTATCTTGTCCTCTCCAACAACCTGTACAAGCCTTCTGGCGAGTTCTGAACCGCCCATATCAGGTTCTCCCAACATCTCGGCAATGATTGAGTTCTCTCGCTTTGCTGCGCTTAGAAGAACAGATTCTGGATGATTAATAAGCATCTGGGCAACGTTGATGCGAGCAAGGATATTGGCGGAATCAATTTCTTCCGTCGCAAGATCTTCACGGTACTGGCCCATAAGGATGCTGTATATCTCGTGATGTTCTTTAGACATATCAATATAAATAATCTCGTCTATCACTTCTGGGAATTGCACGGCGATATCTGGATCATTTTTATCCACCTGATGAGTTATAAATGCGGCCTTTGCACCCATCAAATCCAAATTCTTCCAGACAGAGGGGTTGTTGTACCCCCAACTAGAGAAACGAGCAACATATTTTGAATGAAATTCTTTAATAGATCCATAAATAGAAGAGTCAAGAATTCTTACGCAATTGAAAAAATCTTCAGGAGAATTTTCAATTGGCGTTGCAGAAAGCATAATCTGTCGAAGTTGTTTTGCTCTTGTTCGATTAAGAGACAGGTCGTTTTTGCTTAAGAACAGAATGCTGACTACCGAACGATAAAGTTTGGTTGTTCTATTCTTCAATTTGGTCGGCATCTCATCCCAGACAATAAATACCTTGTTGTCTTGGACCAGATCCATTAGGGTCGCCGGATCGTCTCTAAACTTTTCGTAGTTAAGGATGACAATCGGCCGCTGTCCTTCGGCCAAAAGTTGTTCGCATTTCGCGTACAGTTCCGTTCTGGACTTGCGGTCACCGTCAATCACCACCACGTTTTCAGACAGGTCAATTAATTTTGAGATTGTGCGTTGTGTATTAATCTTATTATGTGCTTTTACTACCCAAAAACAGATATCAAAATTGTTATTGTTGTAGTGATGTCGAACAAGAGCACATGCCAAAACAGTTTTGCCCGTACCTGTACTCCAATTTGCGATTCCCGATGGCAATTCTTTTAGGAAGTTAAATCCCTGAATTTGAAATGGAATGAAACCCTTTCGCGTATTCGGAAGACTAGATTGGATCTCTACGTCAGGGTCAAGATCAAGTTTGTCAATCCATTCAAGTTCTTCTTTAGGATCATTCATCCAAATGATCCTATATCCCAGTTTGTACGCTTCGCTTACAAATTCATGAACTCGGAATGGACCAAAAATGCGACGGCCGCCTAGAGATTTAAATTGAGTTACAAACATTGGGTCAAACCCATCAACAATCCAATGCATGTTGATAGACGGGTGCCTTTCAACAAACAAAACATTGTCCTGCACACCATTAGAAATAATCTCTTTCTCTAGTTCGCTATTAAAAATTTCAATTTTCAAAACAGATGCCCAACATATGCTTTTCTAGACGGCTCAAACTTTTCTAATATCTTATACATGTCTATAAATTCTGGATAAATAGTCTTTTGACCGCCACCGGGAATGGTAAATATTATTTCCTTAATACCAATTTTTTTCAGATTGCTAAGACAGAAGAAACAAGGGGTGCCGTCGGTGCGGTTGCCTGATTTCCTAGATATGGTCACGATAGCAATTATAGAACCGACGGCATCCCGAACATCCAAACGGGACAACGCATGCATTTCGGCATGAACAGATCTGTAGTTGATCATATTTTTGTCCGAGGCATGACTCCAGCCGGTAGATAGTATTGCACCGTCTCTAAATATAACAGCACCGGTCTGGAACCTTTTTACAGGAGATCTTGCAGCAATTTTAGCGGCGGCCTCAATCAGTTCTCCTTCTTTCATAGTTTTCCCTTAATTTTCATAACTCGGGGAGGAAGAGTCGAACTTCCATTCAACGATTAACAGTCGTTTGTCTTGCCATTAGACGATCCCCGACGGCAGCAGTGCCATTAATAATTATATCAAATAAAATGGTTTATAGCGAATGCTTGATGCCCCAAAAATAAAGATCATGAGTTTTTTGATTGGTATGAAACTCAAAATTTTTAAACATTGAAAAATCGCAACGATTACGAAAGTCCTCTGCAGTTAGATTTCTATAATAATTCCATTCTGCATTAAACGGAGAGTCTTGATAGGTCGTTCGTGATGTTCCATGCTCTGGTCTTCCGTCGGTAGCGCATGTTACGATTACAAGATGCTTGGTCATTCTGATCATGTTTGCAAACGTCTCGTACCAGTGAGGATTATGCTCAAAACATTCACAACTTATAGATACATCAAAAAAGCCCGGACGAAATCTAAGATCTTGCCCCGCGCACACAAGGTCTATACCAGAACCATAATCCAGATCGACACCTATGTAACTGCAGTCAGAAAAAATGTCCCTAACGGATCCATTTATATCTAGGCTGCCGACTTCTAATACGTTTTTGTTTTCAAACATTTCTGGAAAAGACTGCCTAACTTCCTTAACAAAATCAAACTGTGCTAGATGTGCCATCCCATAACCTTTCAAAAATTGTTTTATCCCTGCCCCAATCCTCTACTTTTTTAGACCATCCGCTTTGGCTTTCGGCATGGTCACTTCCAATACCACGAACAATGCAGGCACGGCCACCACGAACCATGGCGCGCCGATAAAGATCATCGTCACCATAATATATATTATAATCCGGATGAATAGCATACTCCTGATTCTTCCAAAACTCTGCGGCGAGGACAAAAGCCCAGCCTGCACGGAACCCCAAACTAACTTCTTCGCAATAAGGTTCGCACGGTCTAGGGAGCGCATACTCTCTATTCCACCATTCAATGTGGTAACTGTACAGCCCAGTTCTTATTGGATCAACTGTTGCAATTTGAAAATTGGCCTCGCGCGCGAGGGCGGCAATATCTCTGATGGCATAAGGGGGAAGACGAATGTCATTATTAAGAATGGCAAGATCAGTCTTATCAGATCTGATATTAGCCATCTCAATCATTAAATTCCACATATCGTAAATGCCCATATTCGGCGCATCTATACGGTGTAGACGTTTGTCCATTCTTCTACGATTGGCGACCCAATCAGCAGTTCGATCCGTTGACCCATTGTCATAGATCCATAACTCGTCTATATCATCATGCAAAAGAAGATGCTCAACAAGCGGTGCCGTCCACTCCAACTTGTTCTTGACTGGGATGGCGACAATCTTCATTAGACAATATCCGAAATAGAAACTCTTCTAGAATTTTCGGGGTCAAAAGAAGCGGGCGCGCCAATCTCCCAGCCCGGTCCTGCTTCAATCATGCCCAAAACGTTGACAGTCCAAAACTCTGGCGGCTCGGCGTAGGCGGCAACAACAATTCTATTTTTAAGAACATCGTTTTTTCTTACAGTGACGGGGTTTTCTTTTTCTCTAATTCTTCTAACCTCAATATCTTTTCCTACATCGGGAAGATCTTTATACTTACTGTGATCACGAACATCCCAAACATGAGCATGCCAGTATTCGTTAAAAAGTTTTGCTACGGCAATCTCACAGCAACATGTTGCGACATTTGCCAGTATCTCGTTTTGTTTAAGATTGTTGTTGTAGTGAGCGGCATCTTTTCTTCCCTTGTTCTCAGCAAGACGACGACCAGCAATATAAACAGCATGCTCGTATTCCCATTTTTCAAGTTCAATTATCATTTATTTTATCTCCTTTAGGTTTACTGGGGGACAGGGATTCGAACCCCAATTCACGGGACCAAAACCCGTTGTCCTGCCTTTAGACGATCCCCCAACGTTGATTCATTATAGCAACAAAAAGGGCCACCCGAAGGCGACCCTTAATGCTCCGAATATTTGAGTCATCTATACTAATACAGGGGACGAGCAAAGATCAAGACATTTTTCATGTCTCGGTTTGTGCGAGCAACTTCTCCGCCATCCGACGGGTTCTGCCCAGAAGTATTGCCCTCAATCGCCGTAAACCGAGTCTTTCCGACCTTTCCAACCCAATCCTCAAAGATGCCAATATGGTCGGCAACACCATCGCCATTCCAGTCGTAAAGAACAATGTCTCCCGGCTGAACGTTTGCTGCAGACACCTGCTTGATTCCATTGCGACCCGCACGAGCGTCTTCAACAACGAAGGGACAGTACGCCCATCGGTTGCCTCTTTTAAACGCCTTGCTACCGCCTGCGACCATATTGTAAGTTACAAACATGGCACACCATGGACCAACAATTCCATACCAGTCCGAGAACATGACCTTGTTGGAACCAGACGGTTTTTCTACCGTTCCAATAAAACCAATGGCGCTTTTAAGGGCCTTCAAACGAAAATCCTTGTCAGCCTTATTTTCCTGCTTGAGTCGCAAGTTACGGCGAGTCTTGTAGAGAAGAGGAAGGCCTTTGGATCCATCAAGATAGGATAGAAGAGGATCTGCCGCAAAAGGAAGAATTTCTTTTTCTGGATATCCTAGAGCGAACTTTGCCAACTTAATAGCCGTGGCCGTAGAGGTTCCAAATTCTCCATCTACCTTGTCATGATAGAAAGAACCGTAGAGGTTATTCTTCAAAAAGTTTTGGAGGTTCTTGACCTCCGTCCCCTTCATGTGAGGCGTTGTAAGACTAAGTGTTTTCATATTCTCTTGTTTACTTGCTTTCTGTCGGCACGTCGGCCATGGATGGAATGCGGCTGGGGTCAAGGAACATGCGCCAGACAAACGATAGGGCGGCAACTCCACCAGCGATTGCAGCGGCACGAAGAAGATTCGTGTCAATGCTTCCCGTACCTACAGCCCAGTTGACTAGAGCCTGACCGGGGTAAACGACCAGAAACGCCTGAATAAAAGAACGGATCGCACGAAGTGCCGCTTGTTCAATCAAGGACTTATCAAGATTCATAATTCACTTTTCCTTTTTCCTTTTTTTTTATGAGAAGGTCTAATAGTTCAGCGAAAGGAGTAAACTCTGATCTAGTACCATGTCACAATCCTTCTCTACATGGATGAACAACCACCACGATCTATCGTAGCAGATTATATTTGAATATGCAAATTATTTAACGCCGACATCAACAATCTCGCAAGCCCCACTTGAACAAGCAAGGGTTTGCACGCCTTCTGTGTTGTCTTCATATTCATATTCGGCAAGACGAGACCAATCAATAGACACGGGCATGACCGCTAACATCGTCTCATAGGCTACCTTGTCTATTTCTTCGTAGGGAGCCTGACGATAGGTGTGATCAGAGTGTGGCAGGAAAGATACACCGCTTACATGATCAAAGTTTTCCCACACCCAACTGCCGACTCCCATCCATTCGTGCTCTTTGACGGAAACAGTTATGCTCGGCTTATGTTCGGTGTATTCGATCTGATAGGTTTTCCACAGTTCTAACTGGTCCAAAGCAGTAAGGTCGTCACGGAGAACAGCACCCTCAGGAGACTTCATTGGAAATGAGAAGACGGCTATGTTTTCGGAATTCGTGACATCGTCCTCGCAAGGGATGCCCGAATCAATCATAAACTGAGTCAGTGGGTCTTTCTTGTCTCCACGGACGCGGCGGATGTAATACTCAGCATGGCGAGCGTGTATGCCGGAAGCCGAGTCAACCAACTGAGAAACTGTTCCACTGGGCTTGACGCAGGTGATGGAGGTAGACTGATTGATTCCCAACTTTTTGGCAAATTCGGCATTTGTCTTAACGGCCATCTCACGGAAACCAACGAGGGCGTCGTTTAAGGATTCAGAACGATAGGCCATGAATTTGTTATCAAGGATACCCGTCAGGGACACGCCGAGAAGGCGCTCTTCTTCGGTGTTGTCCCTCCAGATCTTGCGGAGATATTTAAAATCCGTCATGGTTGCTTGAAAGGTTCCAAGGATCGTGGCGAGGCGAATTTTGCGCTCGATATCTTTGGGATTGTCCTCTGCACGGACAACAACCTCGGTCAGATTGCAAAATTGATAGGGGCGAAGGATGATCTCTGAGCAGGGGTTGGTTCCAAAATCCCAGTCAACATCACGACGGCCATTGCGAGCAACATGTTTCTTAGCGGATTCGCGATTGAAGATGCCACGCTCACCACTCTTAGAATTGTATAGGCTTAGCCACTCCTCCATAAACGAAGACATCTCGGGCTTCTCCGTATAGCAGACAGAGTTATTGGCGAGAGCGCGCTGAATATTATCCTCCCACCAAGCGCCAGACTTGGCATTGCGCATACGATCATCAGTTAGGTTGCTCAGGCTGATAAGCGCTGACCTACGGACACCTCCGACCACTACAATATCCGCAATTTTACACACAAGGTCGTGACATTCGATACTTGTTAGTTTGCGGCCAGCAGCATTCTGGAACATGCGAATGGAAAATCGAAATAGATCTTCCAAAGGACCGGGTCCAGAAGCACGACCACCAAATGTCTTGAGACGAGCACCTGCGGGACGAACCTTGCTGACATCCCAAGAAGGAATTTGGCCAGCGTAGAGCATTGCAATCAATTCGCGGAGCGCTCGTGCCCATCCAGACTTTGAGTCGTTTACAACAATTGTCGTGTCCGACTTTTCAAAATGCTCATTTACAATCGGAAGTTCGTTTACAAACTGACGCTCAACACTGAAACCAACACCCGTTCCACACATAAGGACGTAGAGAATTTCGTCAAAAGACCGGATGTGATTGACAGGCACATAGGAACAATTATAACCAGCAATGTTGTCGCGTTCTAAAGCGGGACCGGCAGTCATCAATGCTCGCATGCTGGGCATGATTTCTAGATTCAAAACAGCATCAGAAAGTTCTTTACGAAGTTTTGAATCTAATTTATAATTGTTAGTCCTAAGCAGGTTCGCTTCAATAAAATTAAAATATCTATCAATAGTTTCCTCCCAGTTTTCTCTTCTTCCAAGGGAGTCAGACCATCTTGCGTATCTACTGATATGAATAAACTTTTGATAATCTGTTGGCAGTTCTTGCTTTTCCATTTTTTTCTCCGAAAGTAAAATATAACGACACTTATGTTAAGCGAAGTACATGTTTTCCAGTTGTCTTAATTGGACAACCTTTTCAACTAATTGGCGCAATATTTTTTTGAAAATCTCCTGACAGTTTTTGTCTCATTGCGTCAATCCTGTAATCGAAAGACGAATCAAGTTCTATAGTGTAACAAGAACTTACTAGCAAAGAGAAAACCCTATCGTACTCTTTGAGAAGTTTTTCACTATTAAGATTTGATGTCATGATTATTGGCATTGCATTGTGGACTCTATCTCTGATAACCTTTTCAAGCATGTATCTAAAGAAATCACTTTGCTTCTCAGATATCTTGCTATTAACAACGTCATCTATACAGATTATGTCGCAGTTAAAAAGTTGATTCTCAAGCAAATTCCTACCTATCTTGTCATCCGATATGTTGACAAGATCAAAAAACTGGCAGAAATACGCTTTATAGCCCTGTTTAATGGCTTCTTTAAGAATGTGGCAAGCAATAAGGGTTTTGCCAGTACCTAGACCCTTGCTGTGGATATATATGCCAATTCCTGTTTTTATCGAATTATCAAGATTGGAAATATATTTTTCAATCTCACATCTTGCTTCCGGCTGTGTGTCGAACTCGTCCCAGTCAAATCTTTGATACCGGTAGGGGATGTTGGCTAATTCGTATCGCATAAAAAGTTTCTTTTGAATGCAGACTCCATCAAAATCTTTTTCACACTTATTTATATGCCCGTTATAGGCAAACTCACCCGTATCGTCGCATGTTGGGCATTTTCCATTGAATCTGGAAAAACTTTTGCGAGCGTTCAACCGGTCGGAGTCTTCTGGGGTCAGTATGGAAGAGTATCGGTTCACGGGGATTAGCCTAGCAGGTCTTCTGGTCAGGTCAAATCAATAGTCAAACGGGTCCCCCCCCTTGACCCCCCCTATTCCATTATGCCTAATAAAAAATAAATAAAATAAAAAATAAATAAAATATATAAAATATAAAGCCCCGAGTCCAACTTGGGGAAGGGTATCAAAGATTTTTTGCAATGTCAAGTTTTGATCTGAGATCGTTTTTGTGCTAGGATTCCTGCATGAACGAGGTCTGGATGTGTGAGCAGGGAAAAGACTCTTCATACGGAGAGTTCAAAGTCCGCTCTGCATCCGACGCTACAAAAATTTATAACGTGTTCGTTCCGCCGTGGGACAAAAACAGCGCGATGTGCGACTGCACAGGGTATCTATACAGGGGCAAATGCTCTCATATAAAAAAAACTATAAAAAGTATATGTACATGGAATAGTTTTTCAGAAAGGCAACAGACAGATGAGCAACACAGAGAAAGAATTTGCCCAGAGTGTGAAGGACCCGTCGTCCTTGTCTCTGGTCCTCAATGATACTTGTTCAGAACTTTATTTTGTAAATGATGAAATAAAAAAATTAGAAAATAAGAAAAGCGAACTCAGATCTAAGTTTTTTGATCTAGCAACAGAATATATTAAACTATCACAAACTCTGGCATACCAGTATATTGATATTCATATCAATGATGATACCTCTGCAAAACAATACATCCAAGAAAACTATCCAGAATGGCGTTTTGTTAAAAGAGACGATAATGGAATCCTTATAGAAGAAGATCCTACAAAAATTAAATTTGTTTGGACTAACGAAGAAGGATTCCAGTGTTCAAGAAGTTCTGCGGTCGTAGGCGCAAGATTTGATACAGACAAATTTGCAAAAGAACATCCCGAAATATCTCAATTGGTTATGGTTGAAAGAACGGTTTACGAATTTGACGAGAAAAAAGCGGAAGAAATGATCGACAGTGATCCAAGTCTTCTTCCCATTTTCCAAGAATATGCTTTACCCGGAAAAATTCAGATGAAGTTGGGATCTCCAAAAAAGGTGGAAAAAGAAAATGAGTAAAATAATTGGACTTATTGGTGTTCCGGGTTCCGGAAAGACCAAATTGGCAAATGCAATAAAACGTGCGTTCCCAGAAAATAATTTTGTAATTATTGACAAATACGTTGAAAAACTCAGCGATCAGTTCAAAATGGGAATAGGTGTCAATGCTACCTATGTGTCAAATTTGCATATAGCCGTTTCAAGAGAACAAGAAACCCGTAAGAACTACCTCGCAGAAAAAAACATTATTGTCTGCGGAACTATTTTTGATACATTGTGTTATACGGGTTTTTACGCAGAGACAGTCGCTCAGTCTCCTATTGAAGATGAGGTTAAGAGTTTCTCTATTCAAAGAGAAGTTAGTGCTGCACAAGTATTTGCATATTTTTGTATTGACACACTGAGTGTTGCCAATAATCTTTTCTATTTGCCGACAACAGATCCGGAATCCTTTGCCGCTATTTCGGTTCAAAACCCAAAAGCAGACACAGGCGAAAATGAAGTTCTGGACAAGGCCATGCAAGAGGCATTGCGCCGCTACGGAAACCCTGCTACTGTCCTTTCTCCGGTGCATTCAAAGCGGATGCCCCTCGTCTTGGAGACTCTGAACAAGAATGCAGATGGAAACGGAATTAAAACCGATAGTTCTGGAAAATGAACTAATTGATCATCTTGGCATTGCGGAAAACGCTCAGTCTCTGTATGACCAAAGATTCCTCCCAGAGTTTCTGACCGAAGAAGAGACCACAGGCAGAAACATCCTTGATTATCAGTTTTCTCATATAGAGAAATACCATGAGCCAGCCTCCAGAGAGGTCATTTGCCATAGGTTCAATGTTGAATGCATTGAGCCATCCTCTGAACTAAATTGGCTGATAGACGAATTCAAAACTCGCTTTGCTCGCGGAAAAGTAGAAAATGTCCTTACTGAAATTGCGGGAACTCTTTATAAAAAAGAACCGCATCTGTTAATTGACCAAACGATTGACTCTCTAGTTCGTATACGAGAGAACATAAGAGTAAAGAGATATTCAATTAGTGGTTATGAATATCAAGATATTCTTGCATCTTACTATCAAGATGCACAGGATAAAAGAAATCAGGGCGTCACATATGGATTTAAAGAGGTTGACACAGCCCTCGGTGGCCTGAAGAGAGGCGAACTGATTTATGTTATCGGTCGCCCAAAGCGGTACAAGTCTTGGATGCTGATGAAGAGCATGGTTGAGGCACAGAAGTCCGGAGTAAATTGCGTTTTCTTTACTCTTGAAATGGAACTTGAAGAAACATTTTACAGGTACGCATGCATGGCTGCCGGAATATCTTGGCCGCGCTTTAAACAGAATGAACTTAACGCTCACGATAAAGACATATTCAACAGAAATATGGAGCGAATAATTGAGAGTGGAAACATTAACATTATCAAGCCTCCCCGTGGTGAGAGGACGGTTCAATCGCTAAAGTTGATAGCAAAAGAACACGGCGCGGATATTGTTTATGTTGATCAATTGAAATTTCTTGAATCAACAAAGAACGTGTCAGCCGACCAGCGCTTTAGAGAAATTGAATATATCAACGAAGATCTAAAAGATGCTTGCGGTGCATTTCCTTTTTATGTAGCCGCCCAGTTCAATAGAGAGGCAGCCAAACTTTCCGAAATGGCAGACCTTTCTAAAATCGGTCTCTCTGATTCTATTGGTCAAACGGCTGACGCTATCCTCGGTTTGCACCAGACAAAGGATATGCGTGTATCTCAAGTGGTTGAATTGGGAATTATTGAGGCCCGAGCGTATGAGACTGCATCTTGGGAAATGAAGGTTGAACTTACGCAGAACAGCAACTTCCGGATCACCGGACTCACCTAATGAATTACGCGGTCATGTCTCAGAGCATCGACATTGATCAACTTGAGTCGGCTCTTGGCATAGATGTCGTAACACGAAACGGCGAGGAAGACATTGCGAGATGCCCCCTGTCAACCCATTCAGGCAATGACCGGAATCCAAGTTTTTCTATAAACAGAAACAAAAAACTTTTTAACTGTTTTGCATGTGGTCGTGGCGGAACTTTAATTAACCTAGTTTCCGATGTTAAGAGTTGTTCTTTTGAAGATGCAGTAGCCTTCTGCAGAACTTACTCTCTATCTCTTCAGACCAATAGTGGATCCGCTCTCGCGGAGAGAATTGAAAAACTTATCAACAGTCAGAAGATGGAGATCAAAGAGCCTGCAATACCTGTTTTTAGTAAAAATTTGATTAATCCTTGGGTGGAAAATTTAGAAGAAACAGATTTCTTTCTAAATAGGGGAATTTCTTTAGAGGTATCTTCGTTATTACTATTAGGTTATGACTCGCAGCATCAGCGTGGTTCGTATGTCGGACCAGCCGTAATAATTCCGCACATCTTTAGAAAAAAACTTGTAGGCTATCAAGAAAGATGGATAAACGCTCCAAGTAATATTCCTAAATATACAAACACAAAAGACTTTCCAAAAAAATCTACTCTATACAATTATGACAATGTGGAAGACGACCACGATATTGTTGTAGTTGAGAGCGCGATAACGGTTGCCTATCTGGCGACCTTGGGATATTCTGCAATTGCTACATTTGGAGCAAGCGTTCAACAAGAACAAATCCGACTAATTAAGAACATTTGTTCTGTTGGGAATAAAATTATTTTGTCGTTTGATAATGATGAGGCGGGTAGGAATGCGACAAAAAAAGTTGTCAACCAGTTAAAGAACACCGTCCCGCTTTTTGTTGTTGACCCTCCCGATCAGGACAAGGGGGATCTCAATGACTTGACACCGGATGAAGTTTCCTATAGAATCAATCAGGCAAGCCCTTGGTGGGCAACAAAAGGAAACAGAGATGGGATTTAAAAAATACCAGAAGAGTGAAAAAATAAAAGACGTAACAGGTATTATTAAGAGCGCCAACAAGAACGTCAGTGAAATGACTGACGAAGAAAAAGAAGATCTCTACGGAGAAATGGAAAAACAAGGAGAAGATGACAATGCCTAATTTTCGCAAGGGTGCGCAGGTAATCGCACAAGCCGGTCAGAAGCGTGAAAACGGAGCACCGCGCCCAAACTTCATTAACTGGGAGACCGACGAGAAAAAGTACATCCAGTTCATTACGCCACTGGAGGAGGTTCCTACCGTGCTCATGCACCAGTTCATCATTACTGGCGAGCGTGATAACGGCTCCTCTATCTACAATGATTTTGTGTCGCGCAAGGATCCCGCCTTTGACGGCGAGGACGGTTATGATCCGATTTGGGATCGCTTTGAGGTTCAGCCTCGCCTGAAGTCGATTGCCCTTGTTGCTGTTTTGCAACCCGTCCGCACGGCGGGCAAAATTTCTGGTTTTGAGGTTGGCACCACCCAGCGCCGTGATGAAACGGTTCCGGACATTGGTCTTATTATCCAGACTCCGTCCAATTTCTTTCGCTGGCTTACCACGTTTGCGGACGATACAGGAATGGCAATTGAAGACTGTGTCTTCTCGGTGACTCGTCGCGGTGAAAAGATTTCGACCCGCTACGATTTCATTAAGACCGAAAATTCCGCCATCGATCTCTCGGGATTCTCTGAGAATTTTGTCGATATCGAAGAGTATCTTACCGGTCTCGGCGATGAAAATCGTTTGCGTTCGTTGATCGATCCTCTTCCGGATCACTATCAGGTCTCCCGCTACGGCGGAAAGACGGAGGCCACCGCTCCTGTTTCCGACAAGGATGCAGAGAAGGCCCCGCCGTGGACTGATGAGGAGGCACCGCGCAACACGCGCTTCGCCGCCCTCAAGCAGCAGATGTCTGAATAGTCCAGCAATTTGGGGCGGGAGCCATGCCCGTGTCGATGATGCCGTCGAACTTCGCGACGTCGCCACGACAGCGACGGCCACTATGGCTCCCGCCCCAATTCTTTTCTCTTTCCTGCTAAGATGGAGGGGCATTGATACCCGTTCATAATCACAGCGAGTTCTCCGCCCTAGACGGTTTCTCTACCGTAAAAGAAATCGCCTCGCGCGCGCAGGAGATTGGTAGTCGTGGCGCGTTCCTGACAGATCATGCTGTAATTGCTGGTTGGCGTCCTTTTATGAAAGAGATGCGCCGGAACGATCTTATCCCCGGATTCGGCATAGAAGCATATCAAGCCAGCGTACATCGGAAGATAACTCCCGATAGAAAAAAGAAGCAGCGTGATCAGGCGCACCTCATTCTTTTGGCAAAGAATGAAGAAGGTGTGCGTAACATCATGCGCATTTCTGACGAGGCTAATCGAACGGGCTTTTATTATGTCCCGCGAATGGATTGGGAACTTCTTGAAAAGTACAAGGAGGGCATCATTGCGACATCCGCATGCGCTTCAAGTATTGTTTGTCAAGGTATACGAAACGGTGGCAACCGAGAAGCGGTATACAAGTTCTTAGAAATATTTGGCGATGATTTCTTTTTGGAAATTCATACTTACCCCGAGAAATTTCAGATGGATCTCAACTCAGAACTTGTTTCGGTAGCGCGAGAGCATGGCATCCCAATGGTTTATGCAAACGATGCTCATTATTCTTGCAAGGATCATTATCCTTATCATGAAGTCATGCTTTGCATGCAGATGGGCAAGAAGATTGATGATGAGAATAGGATGTCGCATCCTCTTGCTCTTTACATCATGGATGAGGTTGATGTTAGATCCAAATTGTCATATCTCAGTCAAAGTGTTGTCGATGAGGCAATAAATAATTCAGACATAATTCTAGATAGATGTAAAGATGCAAAACTCTCTGAACCGCGCATGCATCTACCGGTTTTTGTTCCTAAAGAAGCCTCTAAGGACAAGAACAACGCGACAATGCTGATTCGCCTTGTTGAAGAAGGTTTAGAGCGTCGGTACGAGGAAGTCACCAAAGAGATTGAAGACCGGGCGATATATGAGATTGAAACAATCGTTAACGCTGGCCTAACAGACTATTTCCTTATCACTGCGGATTTCTGTAAATGGGCTGACGATAGTGAAATTGAAAGAGGTCCGGGTCGTGGAAGTGCAGGAGGATGTCTCCTCGCCTATGCGTTGGGAATTACAGACGTAGACCCCATTAAATACGATCTTTATTTTGAGAGATTCTATAACGCTGGTCGTGATAGCGGTCTTCCTGATATTGATATTGATTTTGAGCCAAGCCGCCGCCACGAGTTGGATGAGTATCTCAAATCCCGGTACGGCGTCAATCACGTTATCCCAATAGGAAACCACATCCGAATGAAGCCCAAGGCAACGATTGATCGCGTTGCAAAAGTTCTTGGGATTGCGTATAAGGACGCAGAGGCAATTAAGAAAATTATTGATTCTGTACCAGACATCAATATTATGTCTGCCGACCAGATTGGATGGGAGTCTGGTGAAGGAATTAAAATCGCTGTGCTGGAAGACGAAGATGCTGCCAAAAAACTCGCTCCCTTCATGGAAAAATATCCAGAACTCTTTGATTGCGCAAAGATCATCGGCGGTAGGATTTCTAATTACGGAATCCACGCTTCGGCAATTGTCATCTCTGATGTAGATATCAGAGAGGAATTGCCGACCATGTACCGCGCCTTAAAAGACGATGACGGAGCGAAAGGTAGTCGAATTCTTGCAACACAGGTGGAAATGCGAGAGGTGGAAGAATGTGGGTTTCCAAAATTTGACCGTCTAGGCCTTAGAAATCTTGATACTCTGAAAATGGTTAATAAGAGTGTCGGCGGTAATTGGCGTTATCAAGATATTGAATGGGAAGAACTTTCAGAAGACTTTTGGATGCTAATTGATAAAGGCTGGACGCTAGGTCTTTTCCAAATTGAAGACGGCAATGCTAAAAAAATTGGGAAGAGGATCCGCCCCCGGTCAATTCTTGATCTTGCTGCAATTGTTGCCTTAAATAGGCCGGGTCCGCTTCGTTCTGGTGTGGTTGAACGCTTTATTGACCGCCGCGCCGGGATTGAAGAGGTCAAGTATCTGCATCCGATTCTTGAAGAAATTCTTAAGGAAACGTACGGAGATTTTCTCTACCAAGAGCAGGTCATCTCTTACTTTCGGTCAATTGGTTACGACCTCAAGCAGGCTGACCACATCCGCAAATTGCTTGGTAAAAAAATGGTTGTTGAAATGGAGAACGAGTATCCAAGATATATTGAGCATGCCACCAAGCACATGGAAGAAAAAATGGCGGAGCGAATCTGGAATCTGATTATTGACTTTTCCAAATACTCTTTCAATAAGTCTCATGCCGTCGCCTACGCTATCATCTTGGCTCGTACAATGTACGCCAAGTGGAAACACCCTGTTGAATTTGTTATGTCTTCTATTCAAACTAATCCTGTAGATGTAGGTCCGTACATTCAGGAAGCCTCGCTCATGGGAATCAAAATCAATCTTCCAGACGTAAATATGTCTGAGGTCGAAATTTGCAGTAAGGATACGCAGATATGGTTTGGTCTTAAAAACATCAAATGGGTTGGCGAAGATGCGGCTAGATGGATCGTTGATAATCGGCCCTACGCATCTTCAAAAGAGTTCTCGGACAAACACGCAGCGGCTCAGAAAGAATGGGAGGGGCACAAGAAGGGAAAGTCCCCAAGACAAATCCTTCGATCTAATGTCATTGACACTCTTGTAAATGTTGGCGCTTTCGACAATATAGAAGCCCGCGAGGTCTCAAGGGGAGATATCGCAGAAGCAGAACAAGAACTTCTTGGATTCTGCATCACCGATATGAGTGCAGAAACGGTTGAGACCCACAGAGAGAGGTTAAATTCTTTGGTCGTCCCAGAATCTTTTGATGGTTTACAGGGTTTGTACATTGATATTCCCGGTGTAATCAGAGAGGTTAAAGAGGTAAAGACCAAACGTGGATCCAACATGGGAATAGTTAAGGTCGAATGGGATGGTCGGCAAAACGAATTTGTTGTATTTTCTGCCTCCGATTGGAATTCTCAGGATCTTTGGGGAGATTACAAAAAGTGGTTGCTAAAACCAAACAATGTTGGTATATTTACCTGTAAAGTAACAGAACGAGGACTGAATCTTGTCAGAGGAGAAAAACTCCAATAATGAACCAGCCGGTTCCACAGAACCGAGTGGCGAAGTGAATAAAGAAATACAGAAGCAATTTTTGGATTTCAAAAAGAAATTCGGGAATTCTGTTGCTCTTGGGTCTGAACGCTATCCGTCCCGCATAATCCCTACGGGGATACTTGCCTTGGATCACGCTCTAGGCACGGGTGGTTGGCCTACTCGTCATATCTGCGGCGTATTCGGTCCTCGCGATATCGGAAAATCTGTTATCGGACTGCTCGCAATTGCCAGCGCTCAGAAAATTGGTATGAATTGCGCATGGGTCGCCGTGGAACCTAATTGGGATCCTGACTGGGCGGAAAGACATGGCGTTGATACAGGCAATCTAATCGTTGCTCGTCCGAAGAACGCAGAAGAAGCGTTGGATCAATTAAAGATTTTTGTAAATTCCGGAGTTATTGATGCCGTTGTTTTCGATTCTATTGGCGCTATGAGTTCTGCTAGCGAAAACGAAGAGGGCGGCAAGGCAAGAGTCGGCGGCAACGCAGCGCTTATTACACATGGCGTTCGTTCCATTATGAATTCTGTCTATACAAATGACGTTTGGGTTCTCATGCTCAATCAGGTTCGTGACAAGATGAATTCCCGAATTCCCGGCGTTGTAGAGCAACCCGGTGGTCACGCACTTGAACATGCCGAGACAGTTATTGTTCAATTGAAGAGAAGTTCTGAAACAGTTACGACCAAGATTAATGGCGATGATGTTCAAATCGGTCATGAAGTTAATGCGACCATCATTCGCAATAAACTTTCAGAGGGATCTCGCAAAACCGCTCGCTACATGTTTTATAGCGCAGAAGTTGAAGACCATCCCTTTGGTGTTGATTGGCTTGAAGACATTATTGCGACAGCAAAAAGAACGAATGTAATTGGTCAGTCCGGTCCATATTATTACTACGAAGAGGAAAAGTATCTTGGCAAAAAAGAACTTGCCAAATTCCTAACGGAAAACCCTGATAAACGGGAAAAAATTAGACAGGACGTATTGGAGGCTCTTCGTGGCGATAAGAGGGACAAATAAATTTCGTTCAGTTGAGCAAGAAGATTTTATTGCGAAAAAAGTCGCTGGTCGTCGTTCTCCTTCATCAGGAGCCTCGGACAAAGAAGATGGCGATGTTAAAAATGATGTTTTTTTAATAGAATGCAAAACTACGGGCGAATTTGACAAACCGGCAAAAAGCATATCTATCAAACTTTCTGATCTAGAAAAAATTAGAGACGAAGCATATGCGTCTGATAGAATCCCGGTGATGGCTCTAAGAATACATAATCCGGATTCTCCTCTTGCAGATGCAAATGGGAATATAGATATAATTGCAAATTTTCTAAAAGATTGGTTGTACATTGACAGGCTTTATTAAGAATTTGGCAAAAAAAGAAATACTTGCTCCGCATATCAATCGATATATGGACAAAGCCGAATTTCCGCCAAAATTCAACATTGATATCCGAACCCATAAGGAGCCTGACGATGCCTTCCATCCTTCTGGCGATTGTTCTCCTTGCGCTCGTGCGCTCTACGCAAAGTTCACCGGAATCGTTGAAAGGCAGCCGCTAACTGGTAGCAACCATAAAGCGTTTTTTGTCGGTCACTTTTGGCATGAGATGCTTCAGCAGATCATTTGCGAAGGTCTTGGCTATTGCGAAAAAAGCGATATTGAAAAAGAACTAAGGTTTCAAGACCAAAAATGGTGGGCTAGAGGTTTTGCGGATATTGCCAGATGCGAGGTTCCGGGCAGGGGTTCTTATCTAATTGATTTTAAAACCATGAATGGTTTTCATTTTGCAAAACCTCCTCAGGCGCTTATTGAAAAGTGGCGTATGCAAGTTAGTTGTTACATGGCTTGGGACAATAGGGTAGAATCTGCTATAATCATTGGAATACAAAAAGACGCGCCTCATAATTTTCAAGAATTCGTTATTGAAAGAGATGATGCGCTACTAGAACCCATTTATTACAAATGGTCTTTAGTGGCTGATGCCATTAAAACTGGCATACCGCCGGAATGTGAGTGTGAAGATTGCAATGTCATTTTATACTAGAATATTATCTATAGATCCCGGAGCGAAAAGACTCGGTTGGGCTGTCATAGATTTTGATATAAATGAAGAGATGGTCTATGAGCCATCATACGTTTCATCTGGGGTAACGGGTCTAACTCGTGGAGACGATGAAACATATACGACATTTAAAAACCGACTTATATTCTTTTTCATCCCAGAATTTGAATCGCTGTTAAACGAATATAAACCAGATTTAATTGTTTTTGAATACCTTCCGATTTCCAACACTATTGGAAATATTGGACAGCGTGTCCTCGCATTTGCTGTTGCTACAACCTCTCAGGTTCTTTGTATTCAAAACAAAATAGAATATAAAGAAATAGGAGCAACTACGATTAAGAGAACTCTTTGCGGAAGCATGAGAGCGACCAAGACACAGATTAAAAATGTAGTCATTGAGTCGTTCCCGCAACTTGAACCTCGTCGCAAAGAAATTGCACCAGACGAGACGGATGCAATTGCAGTCGCTCTTGCGTGGATGGCGAAGGGGACAGTGTGGAGTACAAAAAGCACAGATTCCTAAGAGAGGCAATGCGTCATTATTACGAGTTTGGGGAATTATTTTCTCAGACCGGTAGGAGCGTTGTCAGGGGTCCGGAAGGAATGGAGATATGTTTTCTTGATTTAAAAGAGGGATTTGAAAGACTCTCTCCAAGAAAAAGAGAAGCAATTCACTATAACGTGATGCTTGACATGCGACAAAAAGATGTTGCCGAAATTATGGGAATTACTACCGTATCTGTGGGTCAATATGTAGAGTCTGGATTTGCGCAATTTGCAGAGGAGTATTTCAATGAATCAGAAGAGGATAATTGTGGGATTAGAAGAAAACGGCGAAGAAGACATCGTAATTGAGTCAGATCAAACCTATTCCAAATTGGAACTAGAAGAAATGGCTGATCAAATTCTTCGCGCACATGCAAAGTCAATCGACCCCAAAACGGGAAATCCTTATGGCCCTCCCACGACTTGGGATTGTCCTGTCCTTCTTGAGGAACATTTATATTCTCGTCGCAGGCGAGAGATATACAATCAAAATGGCGTACCTGATCCAAGTATAGTTTCTGGAATTTATTGGAGGGCGCATCCACAAGGAAGAAAGATAAATTCGCCGGAACAAAGAAAGAAAAATGGCGCTAGTTATTACAGATAATGGGTAAATTTAATAGAAATAGCAATAATAGCAATAGTGGTGGAGCAGGTGGCGGAAATCTTCCGGCGCTTCCCAGCATGGAAATTGTTGAGCCACGCTGTTCTATATGCAAATCTAAATATCGTAGAACAATAGATCAATTGTTGGTAATGGGCGTACCGTTCTCAGAAATTGCGCGTCAATTTGAAGAAGATGGAGTTGAGCGTCGATCTCTTTCAAATCATAAAAAACGCCATCTTAGCGTAGAACATGCAGCAATTCGTCAAGTCATTGAGGAGAAGGCTAGGCAGATCGGCGAAGACGTAGACAACAGCAAACGGTTCTTGCTCACTCGCAAAGGCTATATGGAAATTGCAATGATGAAATCCTTTCAGTCTATTGTCGATGGAACCGTAACTCCAGAACCCAGAGATGTTGTTCAAATGATTTCTTTGCTGGAAAAAATGGAAAAAGATACAACGCTAAATCAAGTCGATGAAATGATTCGGGATTTTAATGCGTTTACACAGGCAGTACAAAAAAACGTTCCTAAAGATTTGTATGACAGAATTTTGGGAGACTTTAAAAGTAATCTAACTATAGAGCAAAAAATAATCGATTCCTACGCAATAGAGATGCCGGACGTAATTCAAACGCTTCCGACATATGAAGATCTTACTCTGCCAGACGTTGAGGATGTCGATAAAATTGAAGAGGACGAAGAGTAATGGATATTACTGATCTTTACGATTACGAAATCATGAAGGTAGGCAAGATTGCAAAAGAACTTGTTGATGATTTTTCAAAAAAAACTAATACGCATATGAATCTTTCTGAGATGGCAAAGAGAGCCGAAGATCGTTTCCAAGCCATCGGTTTAAAGGTGCATGTTGATCTCGCACCTGTGCTTTTTCATCAACCTCCCTGCATTGAGATTCTTGGTCGAATTGAAACCACAGAGCAGGCTAAACAAGAATATGATCATGAACGCAAGCGCTGGGAAGTTCTTGGCGGTAATAGTCGCGGCGAAAAATTTAGAGGCGAAAAAGAAAAATATGAAGGCTAGTGTCTATTCTTGCCGATCAAATAATTAGATCTTTTGATACCAGAAAAATTGGTATTGTCGAATTTGCAGAGAGCAACGAATTTTGTAATAAACCGCTCTTTCCGCGTCAACGTGTTCTTCTTAAAACGATGTTTTTGGAAGAACTTGAGGGATGGGAGGAGGATATTCTTGATGAGTGGTTGACGACGGGAGAGGCTCGCATATCACCCGGTATCCGAGAACGGGTTAGTTGGCTGCGGGAAAACGGATATAAGCATTTCCCAGAGATTCAATTGGTCGGCGGTCGCCGTTCGTCCAAGGGCTACATCACATCTCTTGCTGTCGGCAAGAAAATGTATGACACATGGAGGCTGGGTGATCCCGGCTCTTATTACAATATCGATCCTGACAAAGAGATCTACTTTATGTGTTTGGCAACAGCGCTGGATCAGGCAAAATCTTATCAATATGCCGACCTTGTTTCGGTTATCACCCGATGCGGAGCATTGTCTGATCACATCGGAAAAGTTCAAGAAGAAACATTCACAATTAAGACATCTGCCGATGAGCAATATATCACCGCAATGAAAGCAAAAGGAATTAAAGTCGGTAGAGATTTCGCAAAATTGCGTGGAGTTCCAAAATCTGCAAATGCGGACTCTATTCGCGGTTCGGCAACAATGGCAGTTGTTTTTGACGAAATGGCGTTCATGACTTCTATTGAAGGAAACTCTTCGTCCGCCGAAGCCTGCTACTCCGCCGCAGAACCTTCTCTTGCACAGTTTGGCAAAGATGGGTTGATGTTTCTCAATTCTTCGCCCTATACAAAAATCGGCAAATTCTACGATAGATGGGAACAGAGCATGGAGATGGACGGAGACCGTCCAAAATTTCCAGCCCTCTTTAGTTTTCAATTTCCTTCGTGGGAACTTTACAAGGATTACGAAAGCGATCCCCAACGCAGATTTAAAAGTGCAATTATGGTTTCGCCGGATCTTGACACTTCTAAAATTAAAAACAGCGACGATATAGATAAATGCCGAGAAGCAAGATTTTCTGAAGAATCCAACCCTGACAAATTTAAGGTTGAAAGACGCGGACAATGGGCAGAGGTTATTGATTCTTATCTAACTCCTGAAAACGTAGATAGAGCGTTTGTAACCCAATACAAATCACGCGAAATCAAAATGAGAACGAGCGGCACATATCTAAATAATTATTATGGGCATTGCGATCCTTCGTCTACAACCGCTGGATTCGGATTTGCGATGGGTCATCTGGAGAAATTTTTAGATGAAAACGGCAAAGAGTCTCAACATGTAGTTTTTGATGTCGTGAAAAGATGGGATCCAAAAACCTTTCCGGGCAAAACCATCCAGTACGAAGTCATTATTGAAGAACTTACAAACTGGATAGACGTATTTAGACCGACGGAATTCAGTTTCGATCAATATTATTCAAATGTGCTTATACAAGCGCTTCGCAGCCAACTTCAAAAAAGAAATATTAATTGTAGAATTATTGAAAAGACAGCGACTGCAAAAGTAAATATGAACAAATATGAGGCATTCAAAACGGCTTTGAATCTTAATCTTGTTCATATTCCCGAAGATTGTCCGGATTCTGATTACTCCAAACTTGAGTTAAAGTTCCTTCAAATTAAAAATGGTAGAGTTGATAAACAGGATATTGGCCCTGTGCAAACTAAGGATATTGCAGATTGTATAGCCGAAGTAACCTCATCCCTATTGGGAGGTAGTGCGGCGGACATTGTCGGTCTACATTCACGCCTGCAATTTGGTGCTCAGGGAGGCTACGGCATGGGTAGAGAACGCGATTTTGAATCCTATTATAAGAATAATACAAGATCTCAGCAGTCCCCATCAAGATCGATGGGTCATCGTCATAAAAGAAAATTCAAATAGTACATAAAATATGTCCAACCCTACGGTTTAAGTGATAGATGTTAAATAAATTTTCTAATTGGCGCGTCGTTTCTTATGCTGACGAACTGTCTGATCCAAACGCACTTCTTTCAAACGAGCAAGAAGACGCTAAACATAATATTTTTAAGGTTCTTGAAGAAATGCAAGAAGTTGCAGCAGAACCATTATCACTTGATGCCCTTGCCCGTATTGTTATGTCTATCGACAATGGCAGAGAAGAGCAAGAAGCATATGAAATCGCACAACAGTTCATAGAGAACCCAACTCATAATGAAATTCAAATGGAGCCAGCGCCAGAAATGGAAAACGAAGTCAGCCAAGAGCAGATGATGCAAACGCCAGAGATGGACACTCTCAACAGTATGGTTCCACCAAACGCACCGCCTCCGGGATTGACAATGGCCAAAAAGGCTAACGACGAGATGGGACTTCTAGACGCTATCAAAGATATGATTGATCAAGTAGTCAATACACAAGAAATACCTGTTGAAGATGCCGTATTACTAGCAGCAGAAGAAGCGCTAGACGCTCCTGTTGACAGCATTGAAGAACTTGATAGCCGCTTCCCCGGTCTTGCCGAAAAGGTTCGTGACATGATTTCTCGCGCAAATGCCGCAAAACAAATGCGAGATAACAGAAGCCTTGCGGAAAATGATCCCGACGAATTCGTGGATCGTTTTGCTAAAAACAAAAAGAAAAAAGCATTTTTACGTGGTCAAGAGGTAGAAATTCTTGATACATATAGAGACATGTGGGGAGAGAACCTCTCCAAGATTCGCGTAGGCGGCAAAATTATTGATGTTCCAAGAGAAGCAATGGAATTCAAAACCGAAAAAACATTGAGCGATATAGAACAAATTATCAATTTTGTTGGTGACCTTCCCCGTAAAGCCTCAACCCAGTCTCAAATGAAGGCTCGCATTGCGAACCTCAAGACCGCTAAAGATATGGCGCGTAAAATCCTTTTGAACGAAGACCTATCTTACGGCGAGCAAAGGGCGCTTGATTCAATTCATACCCGCTGTGCCGCCGAACTTGGCGAGGTTGAAGAAAGACTAGACAATTTTGGCG